CTGTTGTCCGCAAAGTCTAGGTGGAAGCCGTTGGTGCCGTAGGTGCCCGTGTAGGTGATGGGCTGCCACACACCGTCAGCGTCCTGCTTGCCGAAGCGGCTGGGGTCGAGTGCTTCACCGTCGATGAAGTAATAATCAGCCAAGTAGCCGTCAAGGTACAAACTAGCAACGCCACCATTCCTACCAATTTCAGTATAAACGCTACTAACAGTCCTAAACGCAAAGTTTAAAGCCGGGTATGTTGTAAACGAAAAATCAGATTCTTTAATTCCGTTTATATACAGCTTTATTCTGTCAGCAGCCGTTGATTGCGTCGTGTCAAGCTGCAAAACAATGTGATACCACGCGCTAGGATCTCGGAATAACCGAGTAGTATTAAGCGCTCCCACTTGAGCACCTGCACCATCAAGCAAACGTATTTTTAAAACGTTACTTTCTAAATAAATATACGTTCTAAGCACGTTAGTAGCAGAATTATCACGCGCCTGATATAACATTTGGCCTGCGCTGAGGTCGGCGCCTTTGTACCAGAACGCAAAGGTCGCCTTCGTATTAGTTGCACTTGCTAAGTACGCTCTCGACAAATACGCACTGTCGTCGTCGTTGAAGCGCAGGCTGTCGTCGATGGTAGCCAGGGCGCCCTGCGAGAACGTCACCGTGTCGCTGACACCAGCAGCCGTGATCTCGTAGACGTTGAAGTCGTCTTGGGGGATGTAGTTGTAGACAACGCCAGCAGAGAACTCTGCGACAACTTCGCTGGGGACGCGGATGATTACAACGCCGGAGCCGCCTGTTCCAGCTCCTTGCGGCAGGGAGCCGCCGCCACCGCCGCCACCTGTATTGGACGTTCCACTCGTAGCAGCAATGGTATCATTGGCTCCGCTGCCGCCACCGCCAGCCCCGCCCGTGCCAAAGACGGTGTTTGATCCACCGCCGCCCCCTGCATATACCACCGCGCTGCCGGTAATAGTGTTGCTTAAACCTGTGCCGCCCGATCCAGCGGTACTCGCATCGACTGTATCTTGTCCCGCTCCGCCCGCACCGCCGCCGCCCGCACCGCCGCCGTTTTTGCGTATCATCGCCACCTGCGTTTCCCTGCCCTGACGTAGCGGCTCCACCAGTCCCTCCAGTGTTAACGCCTCCTGCACCGCCGCCAGACCCACCGCTGGAACCGTTAGTTGAAGCAGCATTAAACCCAGCGCCGCCGCCACCACCGATAGCAGTTAAGCCCGCAAAAACCGAATCCCCCCCGTTGCCGCCTGTGGCTCCATTTGAGGTGCCCGTTGTGATCGCTGTGCCTCCAGCGCCGACAGTAACGGCGTAAGGCTGACCGAGGACAGCGCTGAAACCTGCTGCGGCTAAATAGCCACCTGCGCCGCCGCCGCCTGAATAGTAACGACCGCCACCTCCCCCGCCAGCAACAACAAGGTACTCGGCGGTGAAGGCACCTGCCCCACCACCCGAAAACGTTCCTCGCTCTCTCTGCCGCTGACGGTCGCGCTGAAGCATCTTAGAAGCCTTCTCCGACGATCACATGGAGGGTGCTGCTGTCACCAGTGTTGCAGACCATCGAGAGCGTCCCCTGGGGGCGTCCCTTAGCGATGGATACCTGCTGCCCTGCCAGTACGGGATAGTCGCTCGTCGTAGCCGTAGAGGCCCCGTCAGAGACCCGTACCCACACAGTCGAGCTGCCCAGGGTTAGAGAGGCACTAAAGAACGTGCGTTCTCGGGGATAGATACGCTTGAAGAGGCGTCCGTGACCGCGTTGAGCGATCCGGTGCCGTAGCCAGGCTTGAAGGTCGTCAGTTCCAGTGATCTGCTCCTTACGCGACCCGGAACCAAGAGTTCCAGGCCGTTGTCATACTTGAGGGTGAAGTAATCCTCCGCAGCCAGAACGCCAGGATTGCCGTAGATGGCCGTGGCGCCGTTGAGCGTATAGGAGACGTTATTGATCTGCCGCGTGGTCACTACCAGGATCTCTGTACGGTCTGAGAGAGAGCTTGCAGCAGGCATCACAAGCGTCACAGAGGCGAGGCTAGTGGCTGGGGTCATGATTACCCAGTTCTGGTCGCCAGCAGCCTGTAAGGGCACCGTGAGGCCGCTCGTGGGGGCCACATACTGCGTTGCTTGGCTGGTCGGAGACTGCTGCTGCACAAACGTCGCAAGGGCCGTTGCAGACACCTTCCGGGCGTCACCGTTCCCCGTGTTGTAGACCGCGAAGAGATCGCCGCCTGAGAGGCTCGTAACGGTCGGCAGTTGGTTAATAGTCGGCATCGTTCAGCCCTCAATAAAGATCCAGCTCGCCCTCTCCACCAGTCTCCACAGGAGCATCCGGGATGGGCATGAAGGGGTCGTCGTAGCGCCAAGGCTTGCGCCCTGAACCACGCGGCATAGAGTGAGGCATCTGCATCTCGGGAGGCATCGCCGCCCGGCTCATGATCGTGTTATAGCCCTGGCGTGCGATCATCTTGGTGTCGGGGGGAACAGTCTTTCCATAGCCCGACGCAAGGCGCGTAGCAAGGTTCGTAATAACCGCCTCATTCGCCCAGTCAGGGACCGTCGTCTCCGTATCAAGGTCAGCGTCCTCCGGGCTCAAGGGGATGGGATACGCCAGCCGTAGGCCCTTCCCGTTCCACTCCGCCATCATCGCGTCTAAGCGGCGCAGGGCGGTCTGTAGATCCTCCGGCTGTAGATCGAAGACATACGAGGCCAGCCCAATCTCTTCAAAGGCTGCGGTGATGAACTGGCGCTTTGTATAGCTCACTGGAGAGCCTCCTCGATCTTGGCAAGCAGGGTCTTCTCAGACCAGCGCTTGTCGATCTTCAAACCGAGTTCTTCAGCCTTCTGGAGCATCTCCTCCTTCGTGGGGGGAGAATCGTCTAGGGGCTCTTCGGATTCTATCACTGGTTCTGGCTCGATCACAGCTTCCAGGGAGAGGCGCCAGCCGTCTTTCAACGCAGCGTCAAGCTCTTCCTGATTGCTTACACCCTTGATCGCGTACTTAACGCGAATGCGAGGGTGCCAGTGCGGGCCGCCCTCGCGGAATACTTGATTCGGGAAGTCGATCATTTCTTCTTCTTCGCCGTCTTGGCCGATTGCTTGAATGCCTTAGCAGTAGGAGCGCCCTTCGCTCCAGGCTTCCGCATCTTCTCGCCTGAGCCTGCCTTGATGCGCTTGCGTTTGGCGTGAACGTTAGCGTAGAGACCCTTAGCCATCACTTTTTCCTCTTCTTCGCTTTACGAGCAACATTGAGGGCAATCGCAACCGCCTGCTTCTGAGGCCGACCAGCCGTCATCTCGGTCTTGATGTTCTTGCTGATCGTCTTCTTCGAGTAACCCTTCTTCAGAGGCATATGCCCTCCTTAGAAAAGGGAGCGGCAGCCGAAGCCACCGCCCCCTCAGTCCTCTTACTGATCGAAGAGGAGGATACCAGCCATCTCAGGCTGCTTGCAGCAAACCCCGAAGAGGGTGTCGAGACGATACTTGATCGTCATGGAGTCGATGTCATAGAACTTCTGCATGACAAGCTCCACACCTTGATCGGTGGTCGCACGCATCACAGCCGTGCCAGCGTCGGAGGGCACTGCGAACCGGCCAGGGAGAAGCTCGAGAGCGTCCCGCTGCCAGAAGCAGTTGACGTTAGCTGCCTTGGTGTTGAGGAAGTTGATAGCCGCCGTACCAGAGGTGGAAGCAAGCTCCACGTTCTTGTACTGAAGCTCAGCGTCCGTACCGCCACCGCCGCTGATGATAGCCGGGGAGATGGTCATCAGGGTGCCGCTGTCCACGGAGATAACACGGAAGGTCTTGAGCTGACCCGTGCTGTTCTTCGTGATGTGATGCACAGCTTCCACGCCAGCGATCTCGAAGGCGTCACCAGCAGCCAGGCCAGCGGTGCTGGAGATGGCGATCTGCTGATAGCGGTTGTCCACGTTGATCTCACCACCAACAGCGGTCGAGGTTGCCTGCGGAACGTAGTTCACAATCGCGCCGGAGGTCGTGTCGACCGTGGGGGTAGCGCCCTGAGCCGTGATCCGCTTAGCCACGTCGAGCTTGTAGGTGTCGAAAGCCGGCGACCATACCCACCTGGCTACGCTCGTAGGCGGAGTCAGACTTGGCGTTCCCGAAGGAGCGCGTAGCTGCTGCCAGGTTCCCTGCCATGCCGTTGTAGTCACGGCTGGAGAGCGCCAGGTAGCGGTCGAAGTCCGGCACACCTTGCTCGTTCATGAGGCTGTCGCAGAGAGCCACGTCGTCGTAGTCACCAGCCGGGGTGGCGGTGGTCACAACGAGCGTGCCCTGGTTAGCGGCAACGTCGAGGACGGCGGTGTTGATGTCGGAAGCAAGCTTCTGACGTGCAGCCGTGCCGAGGCGACCCTCTTGCAGAGCGTCACGCAGTTCCAGCGTGGTCATCGTCCAGGGGACGGCCTTGCTGTAGCCCAGGGTAGCGGGCACAGAAAGCTGGGTCATGTCCTGATACGAACCAGCGATGGAGCTACCAGCGGTAGCGTTGATGGACTGAGCGATGTAGGGCATCGGACGCCAGATGGTGTCGCGTGCGCGCTCCATCATTGCGGAATCCGTGTTGTACACGCTCACGTTGCGGGAAAGGATCAGGGCATCGTTGAAGCCTTCGAGGAGATCCTCGAACGCAACGCGCTCTTCCTTGGAAAACGAATTAGCCATTGTCTAAGTCCTTTAAGTTTTGTTTGCCTTGAGCTGTTTCTTGTAGCGCATGACCTTGGAATAGTCCCCGGTCTTTTCCGCTTCAGCTCGCAGCCGTTCAAGGGTTGAGTCCACCGAACCCGATACGCGGCCAGTACCTTTGACCGTCTTCTCGGGCGGGGGTGCCGACTTCTTCGTTGCAATCTTCAATTTGCTCTCCAATTTGCTGATCGCAAACGCGAAGTCAATGGGGTCATCAATCTGAGCAAGCTCCTGCGCCTTCTTTGGGTTCT